AATTTTTAACTTTTACCTATTCTTATAATACACTGATTTACAACAAAATCACATCCACAATATATTATAAGCCTCATCTACTACCCAAATATAGGAAGATTGAGAATAATTCAAATAATAAACTAATAATCAACGTTTTAAAAACAAGCAATAACACCATTGTAAAACAATAGTAAAACCAGAGCCTGAAAAACAACGGGTTAAACGATTGTCTATGCAAAGATGATAATTAAAATCGGAAAGACAAAGCGCAGCATTAAACTATACGTAAATTTATCCAATAAAGAATAAGGCGATAGATAATAATCCTACCGCCCTATTGTTCTATTTTTCCCTAACTAAAATTATCCACCTCGGGATTTTTTTGCTTCATCTTTAAAATATTAGTCTATTTCTCCTATTTTAGACACATAGATAGTACTCTTACCAATACAGCAATCGGTATCAGCCATGCAATAAACCGCTCTAAACGTTCCATTGCAGCATCCTAAACAACCGACAGAAGTCATAATAAGCCATATCATCCGCTTGCTCTATCAATATGTCTATAAAACCTCTCATGTACGCATGGCCTTCATATAAAGAAATATTTTTCCACTTGGCGCATCTTCATCGGCAAAAAAGAAAGAATGACAGGTTTTAATAAGTGTAGTTTCGTCGAGCTCTCTACACAAATCAGAATACCATGCGTTAAAAGCTACATACTTATCCCATTTGGTTGTTCCAGAAGGAAAACTCATGGATTTTGTAGCAGCCTCAACCTGTTCGATAGTCCAATGTGCACCTTCACATTTTTGACCTTCCCGGTTAGTATATCGGAGACACTCTACATCGTATTCGGCGAAAGCACGCTCATAATGGTTATTATATATTATGCTTTGCTGCTCCCGGAGAAACTTCCAATATGCATCGGGGTGAGTCTCTTTTAGTTTACACAGCATCTCATTAAGGCTGTCTATACTCTTCACCATTATCTTTTCCGTTGATATGCCTGCATCTTGGGCGGACAATACCATGTTTTTATAATCAATCATACCAAAAACAAATTTTTTAATTCCACAAAATCACTTTCAGTTATTTTAAAGGCTCCGGTATTTCCGAACAACAAATTCACCACCGGATTGTCCGGCAGTTGGAAGCGAATAACACCCTTTCCAATTGTTCCATGAATAATACCCTTCCCAAAAGGTAGCTCGTCCATATCCCGGAACATAGACATCATATCGTCAAATAACAGGTCAGCATCAACATTTCCATTCTCATCACAGATAAACAAAGCGGCATTATCAATTACACCCTCTATTTTTTCGCGTTCCTTTGCTAGATAATTCTTTGCACCACGCTTCATGTAGATGGATGCTATTTTCATTTGCGGATTCTGGGCAGCTAAATCGTCTATACGCTCATTAATCCATATCTCCAACGAATCAATAGCTTTATTCTTTAAATCAACCAATTTACTTTTCGCTTCCATATCCTTTATTTTTTAATCGGTTTCTGCGTGGGTTGCTTACCGGATTTCATTTCCATAAACTCCTTGAAAGTCATATCGCTGTATTGTGTCATGTATTCATTTAACAAGGCATCTCTACGGGCCGTTTCTTCTTTAGCCGTTTTTACCGCACGCTTCACAAAGGACAACTGACGGTTAAGTATCTCACTTCCTTCCGGAGATTTTTCTATACGGTCACGGACCAGCCGAACTAATTCTACATTTACCATCTCCTGTATAGCCATAGAATTTTCCTGGAATTCCTGTGATGATTGCAGAAAGTTATGCTCTTGGTCGCTAAGGGATGAGGTTATACGGTCTATTTCGTCCCATATCGGAGTGTTAGTCCGTTGGGCGGTCGGTGTAGTGGGCATCTGTTGAAGCGTCTGTAGCTTCTGCTGTATCATTTCGTTCTCATGGGCCAGTTGCTCTATACTGGGACGGTTTCCTAATAACGGATCATTCTCAAACATTGCCATATTCTTTAGTTAGTGGTTAATAATGAAAGCGGTATCGCCCCCGAAGGGGCTTTACCACTAACGTTTTCTTTTGCGCCTCTTTACGCTTTTTACGCTGTCGGAGTTGTCGCCGCTGTTCTTTGGCAGTTGCATCCGAAAGGGTTTGCACCCTCTAACACACTTGTTGTCGGAGTGGAAGGCAATCCTACAACGCCGTAAATCGCACGGCAAGTCTTACGGTCTGTGTAACACATGGATTCCTTCAGAACACCTTCAAGTCCCATTTGGATAATCTTGTTCTGGTAGAGGTTCGCAATTTCCATTCCGTATACCTTCTTGTCAAGGTCACAGAATTTCTGTGCATAACGTTCATTTAACGTGTCGTACAAGTCTCTCTGACCTTTATACAATCCGAATGCAGCTGTATTCAGCTTATCGTTCATGTTGTCGTAAAGGTCACGGGAAACCTTGTAGTTTCCGAAATCGCCTTCCACTTGGGATTTATAGAGGGCGAATTTTTCGGCCACATCTGTATCGCGATGGGCGTACATCTGGTTTTGCGTATTCACCTTCAGTCCCCAAATGGTATTGGTCAAGGCTATTTCAGCCTCACAACCTTTTTCCCATGCCTGAAAAGCTGTGGGGGCTGCACCGCTACGTCCTGCAATGGTATCGCTTACTGTGTTAATGTTTACGTTTTCAGGCATTCCGCCACCAATACCGCCATGACGACCCCAAAGAGCAGCAGCACCTAATACTGCTCCACCGATACCAAACCCGAGGGCGGTTCCGGCCAGACCTTTTGAAGCATATTCCTTTTTTTCGTCGTTGTGGACATACTCCTTTTCTTTAATAACTTGTTTTACTTCTGCTTCCATAAATCAATAAATTAAGGAATGCCGGTCAATATTAACCGGTGAAGCAAAGGACGCCATAAGAACGTTGTATATAAATTATTCCGTTGTTAGTTCATTGTTGATTGATTGTAAGTTTGTTGTAACACTCCATTTACGGAGACGAAATGAAAAGTTATTCTTCAGCTTATTTACGCATTGTTGGGTTAGTCCGGTAAGAGCCGCTATCTCACGCTCTGTAATTCCCTTATATGTGAGAATGTTTATAAGGATTGCACGTGCATCCACGCATTCTTCACGATTACTCTTAAACAACATATCCCCTTCTACTCCCGTATGTTTACATACAGAAGCGACTACAGACTGATATAAATCTTTCATTTCCATATTTCCGCTTTAAACATTGAACTCCCGAAAACAAAAACACGGAAGCGTTGTTAATAAGACCAAAGCCCCAAAACAATGCTACCGTATTGTGATTCCCTTGAAGTTTGCAGACAGTGAAGGGAAATGGGGCTTTCTTTTTACTCTAAGCCCCGAAAGAGTGTTAGCTACAAGCCAACTTCTACATCGTTAATTTCTTTCTTATCTTTATGGTGAGCCAAACAATTACGAATAAAACACATGTCAGATTTATCGAAATGCTGACACCACCGTAATTGATTTTAAATTTTTCCCACCACGACAGTTCCCTCTCTACCGGATAAGGTTTGGGCACTTCAATCCTTCTTATCTTTTCGATAAAATACGGCATTTTGACCGTTACCGTAGCATGAGGATAAATGCCCAATGAATGGTTCAATATCCCGTTGCTAAATGAAGCATAGCTGTAGGCATACGGATTGCGAAGGAATGACGTTGTATCGGCAACAGATACGCTGTCCTTGTACGGTATCAGCTTCTCTTGAAATGTAGTGTCATGGTATATTATGCTGTCAAGAACCTTTGTTTCAACGGGCATATAAACAGTCCTCGTTCTACAGGAACACACCGTCAACACAAGAAACACTATATACACTAACTTCTTCATAACTTCAACAGATAATGATTAACAACCATGCCTACACATATTGCGACAGCTCCACACAGCAAGTCTGTTTTGTTCCACTTGCCGTTATAGTAGTGGCAACGGTCGCTGTTCTCCTTGATAAAGAGCATCAGCAGTGCAGTGCTGCCACCGAATACTATGGCGGTGAATAGATATACCACCACACCTAAGATGTTATTTTTCATATCAATAAACAATTAATAAAACACTACACTGTAGAACCACTGGCATCTGTCCATGAAGAACCGTTCCACCATATCGGCTTGTTTATATCTGTATCATAGTATTGAAAACCCTTATCCGCATTAGTAGGTCTATCTTCGGTCTTACCACTATTATTGGCAATATTTCCCAAAAAACTGATAGGGATTTTCTCTAACCCTTCAGGAAGTGAATTAGTAAATTTATAAGTTGCTATATTGTATTTAAGAGTACAGTTAAACAAATACGCTCCGCTTATATTACATTTTATAAAAATATTTTTATGTACTTTTTCTATATAAGCTTCAAATCCTTTTATGGCATTGGTGTAATTGGAAAGTACTCCCTGAACATTGCCATCACCGAAAGAATATAAATCCAAAATATTATTGGATTTATTTAAAGTATTCAGTAAGTTGAATACTATTCTGAATACACCGGGATTATCAGCGGAGTAATTTATTACAATGATATTATTCTTGACAAGAATTGTATGGTCATCAGACAATGTGCCAATTGACGATTGAAGCTTTTCTTCTATATCATCATCTGTAACCGATTCATTTGAAGTTATCCCCATCTCCTGATTTGACAATATGTTTTGAAAATCAGTATTCTTATATAGTCCAAAATGCCATATTGTTCTTGAATCTATATAGAATTTGTAATTCGAAACAGAAGCTATGTATAAATTATTATCATTTTTTTTCTTGATGATATATAAACCTGTTATAGTACTTTTAAAACTAACTATATCAGATATATTAGGCAAATGATCTTCAGTAGTATGCTTAATAAAAAACGGATATTCTACATTTGCCTCACTTATACAATGGGCTATTTCAACATGATAATCATAGCAACTGATAGTTCCTAATGTATATCCATTGGCAGTAGAACATATTTTTCCTATAATGTAATAAGTAGCCATTTTATTAGAATAAGTATTTTTTGATTAAATCCTCAACTTTTCCCAAATACAATTGTTTAGAATACCATGTACATATGAATTTGGGATTTAAATTGCCTGCAAAATGAAACAGACCTTTATTATACAAATGAATCAGAGGGGAATACTCCGTAAAATTTTTACCGTATTTTACGGTATTATCTGCCGGATTCCGCAATGTATAATAGCTTTCCGAAGCTCCACTCTCCGTTATTGAGTTTGCCACATACTTGCCATGGCTTGACATTGTATTATATAGCAAATTGAAGGGAGTGTATATATCCGTGTTCTCTTCTGTTGTAAATTCATCCTTTAACCCGAAAAATGGATATATATTTAACCCTTTATAGTCAAACTTATTGAATAAATCAAAGGGCATATTGGATTTGTCCCCCCTATACCCCGATATTCCGACCTTAAATCCCCAAGCCTTTATATCTGATATTAAAGACCTGGTTATATTACACATATCCTTATTCCTTTCATCTGTAGGCTCATACCACTCATTCAATATAAATATTGCATGTACGTCATTCTTTCCTACAAAATCTCTGGTTATATCCCTTACTTCATTTACGTAATTTCTATAAAATTCCACATTATCCCGTCCATTATAATCACCTCCATCTATATGGAATTTGACCGCTTCTATGTTTACGCCGTTAGCATGGAAATAATCATAAAAATTTTCCGGATAATCCCGTATAATATTCCCTTTCTCATCGTTATGTAAGGCAATAACTACCGTTATACCTATACATCCGCATGACTTAATGTAATTGATGAATTGTGTAGGTTGCTCCACCGGAGTTTCCTTAGACCAATACCCCACATTCAGAGTCAGTATCGTATCATTTTTCTGCTGGAGCTTAGAATATGGATTTATTGGAAATTTGTCTACAAAATTATTGTCTATATCGCATTTAAGTTCATTTGAATAATCCGGGGTATCTGAATTTATACACCTGACATAACCAATGGAAGTCAACTTGCCATTACTCAAACTTCCCCCGTCAAATTTCAAAATGCAGTTTTTGGGAATAGTGATTTGAGCACCATTTAAATCAAAATCATACCTGATTTCATATATAGTATCAGGCTGATTTATCATTTCCTGCGTAAGTATATTTTTACCGTCTATAATATTCCTGCGCAGAATTTTATATCCCATTCCTATATGCGTTTCAAGATTATAAGCACGGTCGGCAAATTTTAAAACACTTAAGTTTTCCCCTTTGTCTACAGACACAAGGTCTTCGTCATCCGCAAGATTGTTTATTGTACCGCCACCACTTCCGTTAATGAACTGCTTGGTCGATTCAGACAGCATATCAGGGGTAACACGCTGGGAACTGAAATTTGAAATAGCATCGCTTTCAACTTCCTTTATTTTACTGATTGCTTCATCTCTAATGTCAGTCAATTTATCTTCATTTGATTTCCAGTTCTCGATATTTTCAAATACTCCACCTGCAAATTCCCATGTCTCCACAAGTCCGCTATTGTTCAAGAATGACACCTTTAGCCCAACCATTCTTATATCTTCCGGAACTTGAACAATAGCACCTTCTAATGTATATCTATTACTGCCATCAATCCCGGATGAAGGATGATGAATGGAAACATTATACTCGGTTATATAGCTCATATATCCACCTTTTCCGGAACTAATGAAACTCTTTAGGGCGTTAGGGGTGATAGAACCGTTTTCTCTGTCTTCTTGAAATGGAAACTGCTCATTACCCGTCAAAACGTCTCTTTTGGGGAGTTGTCCAATTTGTTGTCCTTTTTCTGTTTTCTCTTCCATACTACTATTTATTTTTACTTGTAAGCAATATCGGCTCTTCATTAGTCAACAACAATGGAGCGTCATTGGCTAATAATAAATACCCTTCATCAGGAAATGGATGCGGCTTATTTCCGCCAGCACCGGGAAACCCTATGGTAAGTATGCTGATTACGGGAATGCCGATTATAGAAATGCTGATGTGAGGGATAATGATTGGTTTCATAGGCTATCCCTCTGTTACATATTTTGCAATCTCAACTTCCTTGTTACTCTGTATGCGCACCGGCATTCCTTTAGGAATATCAAGTTCGAATATCACACTCTTCTTATCGGGACCGTCTGGAAATTTTGCAACTTCGGAAAAATCCAGATCATCAATCTTTGAAAATACAGTAGTCCACCCTGATTTTTTACGTTCTATTTGAACGATACATTTTCCCGGAGATACAATATCAGCAACGTATACTTTGTCTTCCTTTGTGAAATTTAAATCAACTGATGCCATAATGTTTATTTTTTAGAGTTATTTAAATAGTTCACAACCCCCTGCACATGCAGGTCTACTATCGCCCGTTTTCCCTCTTCCGATAATAGGAAATCAACATCTTCCTTATTGTCTTGGAATAGGTTCTCTGTAAGGACTGCCGGACATTTTGTATGTTTCAGGATATAAAACCTGCTTTCCTTATCAGGGTCGCCATCCGTCATGTCCTTGCGTATCTTCACACCCGGCAAAAGCCGTCCGGCTGCCGCATATAAGCTGTCAGCTAATTTATCGGCTTTCGTCTGACCTGCCGAAGTCCACGCTTCCCAACCACGTGCTTGCATCCATTCAGAGCCGCTTCCCGCTGCATTACAGTGGATAGATACGAGGATTGTGTCACTTGCCTTGTATTCATTCGCCCTACGGCAACGCTCCGATAAGGGAACGTCTATTTCCTCTTTGACGATACGTTCTGCGTCAACGCCTTGTTTGCGCAATTCGGCTTCCAAACGTGTGGCAATCTCACGGGCATACGCATACTCTTTCAATCTTCCGTCCGGAGAACACTTGCCCGAAGTGTTACTTCCGTGTCCGTTATCAATCAATATTTTCATTCTGCACGTCCTCCTTGAAATATTTGTCATAAACCACACGAGCCACCCATCCAGCAACAACACCGACACCGAATGACACGACAGTAGTCAAGTTCACCCAAAACGGTGTGTAGTGCATATAAAGCATAACTCCCACGATGATAGCGATAACAATCGCTGCGATAATCAGTTTCTTTTTCATTTTGTTACTCCTTATCTTTAGTTATTATTTCATTCATATCTTCTTTCTCAACATCGAGCACTTTCTTTCCGAACAATCCCAACGCTTTCAGTAAATTGAAATTATATCCCTTTGGCTTTAAAATATTGCTTATGATAGAGCAGAACTCTATGAAGCAGACAAACAAGCATGAATACACATCAATATTCCATTTATTGCCGGAAGCAATGTTTATCATCACCACCATACAAACAAAAGCAAAGTATGTCACCATTTTACCCATAGTACGGCGCACAGCACTTGAAAACCGAAATTCTTCACCCAATAGCAAGCATTTCCTTATCCCGAACATCAAATCGCATACAACGACTGAAAATGTTACTATCAGCCACGGTATCATGTGTTCCAATGACTGCGCAATAAAACTGCTTGCTATTACCGAGAAACCACCCGGTATGCTTTGGGTAATAATGTTATTCTTCATCTTATCGTTATTTGTCAATTATTCATATCTTTGTGTCTCTTATCAATAAGCTAACTACTATCATTCCGTTTTGCTCGTGAGAGTAGGACGGGATTTTTATATCTTGCCGTAGTATCTGAACCATGCACCCCATTTGCGTTCTTTCAAATAATTCGGATTGTCCTGGTTGAGTTTGGCTTCCATTTCAAATGCGCCCGCTCGATAGGCGTTGGCGTTTACCTTACCGCTGCCTATTATGTTGTCTGTAAACAGATGGTATACGAAACTTACAAACCATTCTGCCAAATAAAGAATGTAGTAGAATAGTGGGATAAGGAGCAACCACCATGCACTGACATAGAGTGATAATAATGCGGACGGGATAACCGCTATCTCCATACACTCGAAGAACTGTTTCTGATGTGTACGTTCATGGCGTATGATTGTTTCGGACAACTCTTTCAACTTCGTAAGGATGAAGCCGAAGAACATAATTGTTGTGTAGCTGCCAAAGAGTATCAGTTTGGCTAATTTGCTGTTGTAGTAGATTGTTTTCATATTACCGCTTTTAAAAAATTATCATTTACAACTGTCATACAGTCTTCACCCAATGCTGGTACATACATTTTTGTAGTTCCAAGACTATTCGGAAGAGTATATGTTTTATCCTCAAAATCAAACGTTACACCATCTGAACTGAAGGCTGTGTAAACATTTCCATTTTGAAGATAATACGCAAAGACTTTATTATTTACACTTCTATATTTGATGGATATATCGTTGGAAGTTGGTACATTATTTCCAGTAATATTATATCTTTTCCAATTAATAGAATCTGTAGATATAATATATTCATTATTGGCATAGATTATAAATTTCCCATTAATATAAGAAAGATGTGTTGCTGCATATGAAAGATAAATATCATCATCATACTTTATAGCAATATCGGATACATTAAGATTTTTATCTATTTTGATAAGATTATCTTCTTGTGGTGCAAATACATAACAATCATCATTTACAAAAATAGGATTAGTTATTTCTGCATACCAAACATTATATTTAGTTTGATCATTAGTGTATTTATCATAAGAAAAAAATCCTGCACTATAATTGTTTATAAAGATTTTATTTTTAAAAACAAATCCTTGTGTAAATTCATTTGCTCCTTGATCGTCATATATCAAATATTCATTATTTTCATTGATACTATCTATTTTCTTAATATAACCTCTTCCTGTATCACTGTTATGTTCCCCAATTATAAGCTTATCATAAAGGCAAATAATGTTTTGGGGCTGCACTCCATCTTTTTGGTATATAACTTTATCAAAACTAATATTTGCAATTTTGGTACTATCTTCAATACCATAAAGAATATTACTGAACTTATCGTAAAGTAGAATAGTATGGTCGGTATCAATAACATACTGATAATTATAGATGGCTACCAAATTATTAGTATCATCTATTATTCCTAGGTAATTATTATCTGGATCGTAATAGTTTATTGCGCAAATAATATATTCTTTTTTCTCTTCTCCACCATATATAAGCTTATCTCCCAAATATACCTTACATATTTCTCCAGCCCCTAATCTCATCTCTCCCATATATCAGTCAATTATAATGTACAACGTATTTTTATCTTTCTCTCCTAAGGCTATGTACTCTTCTTCTGTCATAGCCTTTATTATTCTCACATCGGTACTAAAAACTCTGTCCGCAATGGTGCCCGCCGCTTGGTTGGCTTTGTCTGCCGCTGTTTGTGCATTCACTGCTGCTTGATTGGCCTTTTCTGCACCTGCTTGTGCCTGTACTCCCGATTCCTGCGCCTGTTTAGCTATTTCTGCAATCTGTTCATTGTAAGTGAGGATATTCCAATTATCCGGATTCTCCCAATTGTCTTTAGAAGTATCTATACCTACATATTGCTCTGTAGTCCATGTTCCGTTAAGCCTATAGGAAATATACATACCAATAACCCGTTCATTTTCCTTAATGGCATTATGAGCGGATGTCTTGTCGACGAAATCCACATCGCTTTCAACCCAGAAACCAAAACCACTACCACCAATCGACTTCCAATATCTATCCTCTTCCCAATCGGCGTCATCTACACTTACACCTATAAACTGTTCCTGTATCCAGCCAGCACCCGGATTATACGTAATTGTGAGTCCCGGTTTGCGCAATTCCATCGGTACAGCCAAACGAGTGTCGGAAGTGCTGTTTGTATACTTCATAACAACATATCCCCTTTTATTTAACTGCTCTTGCAATTTCTCTACATTACCATTAGATGCTTGCTCCAAATCTCTTATGTCATAATTCAACGATTTAAAGTTCCTATCCAATAATTCAGATACTTCCCGTCCTCGCATCCCTTCCGTTATTTTCTCTATTTGTGCCATATTATTTCATTTAAAAATTCCATTTTTCCCAATCAATCCACACGCCTTCCATATTCCAGGTGCCACCCGCCAGTATCCAATCGGCGCTCTTTTGCAGTAATTCTCCAATGCCGGCAAGCGACATGGATAGCGTACAAAAATCACCACGATTACCCGTTATTGTCATTCTTGTAACCAGGGCTTCTCCAATTAAAGAATATCTTCCATCGGGGGTATAATCTTCCGGATAAATTCGTTCAGTGTGATTTTCCACAGAAGCAACACTTATCTTCACCGGATTGTCACTCAACAGATAGTTGTAAAGATTAATTTCCTGTTTTACATTGCTCATAAGATGTCCACTATTTACGCTCCAACTGATACGGCGTTTTTTCTTCTTCACCCACCGCCCCGTATCAGGGCTTCCTATCTCTATAGTTTCAGCCTGTATGTCAATTTCGCATGTAGTAGCATAGGCCAGAGTTTTCCATTCTCCGCCCTGCTCAAAAAATACGATTAAATCATTTCCTCTTAACTTAGGCATATACTTTGATTTATGGTAAATCCTCTATAATATACTCTACCGTCCCATCAGACCAATTAACATTTTCACTCAACAGTATATATCGTTTTCCGGAACGGGTTAGCCTCATCAAAGGAGTAACAGAATCTTCCCTCTCCATTTGCAATGTTAGCTTCTCTGTAATACGTCCGTAAATGCGTTTTAGGTTACTCAATAAATACTCTTCCGGTCGCTTCATTCCTTCTCCCACGAAATATAAGCTTTCAGCGGAACTTCCAGAGGCAGCCCACGGACTATTAAATAGAATACTGTATGCGGCCGGATTATTATTATTTGTAGCCAATTTCAATTCCACAGATAAATCCTTACTAAATTCAATACCTGATTTGGAGCTGTATTCGTTTTCGTCGCTATCTTCTCTTTCTTCATATACATCATCTTCCTTATAATATTCAACTTTTAACCCGCTTATGAATATTCGTCCCGCTCTATCATCTTTATACGGATACAAGAACGTCATTTCCACTATTCCCGAAAGCTCTTCTTTGATTGGAATAACATACCCATTAGCTCCATTATACGGCATATCAAGTGTTTTCGTTGTCACGATTTGCCCTGAGCCTCCTGTTCCGTTACTATCATTATCACCGCATCGAACATCGAATTTAGCCCATGTAGATTGCCATGATTTACCATTCCAGTATTTATTGCCAATTTTTAAAACTACAGGAATTATACAAGCTCCATTTGTCGCACGTGTTACAATGTCTAAAATCATAGAACCATCCGGATATAAAATCATTTCATAATCTTCTCCTTCAGTAGTTCCGCTTATTACGAATGCCCCATTTTTATAAAAAACACTCTCCTTGCTCCTTAATCGCAATATCGGCATTTCGTTAGATTGTGATTCTGTTGGAAATATCTTCCTGAACGAATCTGGTCTGTCCTTATACGAATATACAAACGCTAAATTCATCCGTATAATGTCATCCCAATTATAATTTCTTTTTTTATCCCACTCATTTACTCTCGTTTTGTCCATTTTCGCATAAATAGCTCCATACGCATTAAATTTCTCTTCAATTGTTGCATATTGAGATAATCCCGTATATTCTCCAGTGTTTATGTTGTAATCGTATAGATAAGATTCAAACATTTCTAAATCTATTTGTTGTTTATACAGCTTGTATGTCTGTTTATAAATATCCCCCTCAATCTTTCGTTCATCCACCCATCTTCCAATATACTTCATCTTCTCACTGTCTATATTGGGGATTACGTTTTCTACCTTAGATACTTTTGCCGAAATCTTAATTTTATTATACCCTTGCAAAATATCCTTTTTATGGCTATTTCCGGCTAATTTCATGTCAGAAACAGCCATCGAAGAAGTAGGAACGCTTTCATAAGAAACAGATGAAAGACTATTCAGCTTTTGCCGCAGCTCCCCTATTGGGATTTTCATATAGTCGACATCCCTTGTTGATACCAGATACAAATCGCGTCCCCTCTCATGTATGGTCCATCCCCAAAATTTACATAACTCTTCAAGCAAATCACTATAAGTATCAGCATCGTATCTCTCCCAATCCGGATCATCTGTATTTACACTGTTATTTACCTTGAAAAAATTAAATCGGGATATACGCAGATCCAAAGGAAGCAGGTAAAATTCGCTGGCAGCCGATTCTTTAACCTCTTTCGGTATATAGATATAATTATAATCTACCCCCGTTGCATCGATACACTCCAACAACAAACTACATAAAGAGGTCAAGTCCATTTCTCTATTCTGGTCCATCGGAATGCTGTCCAATATACCAATGCCGGAAATAACGGGAAATTCCACTTCCAAAGGCGTTATATCCCAATCCTCGCTAAATGTATCAGCCTGCATATATCCACACCATTTCAAATCACCTTCAATCAGAAATTCGACATAATGCTGGCGATTATCGGAAGGCATTAACCCGCTTATGTCTCCATTGTCGATTATACGTATATACCCCGTATGGGTACGGATTGGATTCATCAGTTCTTCATCGGTGGATTCCTGCGTTTCAAAAGTATTATATGCAGGTTCCAGCTTGATTACTTCATCAAAATTACCTTCCTTATAAATGTTGATAACCGCGTTTTTTTCGTCCAAAGTCTTGAAGGGTATCATCCAACGTATATTTCTTGCCATAATGACTATTTATTTCCGTTTATAATCCTTTCCATTATTCGAGCTTTTTCCCGAAGACGTTCCAAATCTTCTGGTTTTGTTTCCTCTTTATCTTCATCCTCTGTTTCCCATGGGAATTCCAGTTCGAGGTCTTTCCCGGACATCACTTCGTACAGCACTGATGATTCCAAGCGGGTACGCTCCCAATCCTGCCGGTAACGTCTGTTCATGCCCTCTATATAATCCCTTGCTTCATTAACCCCCATTTTTGATAAAAAATAGTCGGGAGAGCATCCACCTTCCCCGACTATTAACCTATATACTTCGCGTGCGCTTAGTCTTTTTTTTTATCAGAATCACAGATATTTGAGCTTTCCTTACCGTCTTCGCTACCGGTTAAAACCTGCATACGCTTGGCGTAATAGTCCGCCATCTTGCCAACAAGGGATATATCATTTAATGCCTCGAAAAACTCTTCAAGCGTTAATGTTATCCCCGGATTGGCACGCAAAAGAATGCAATAATATAGGATATGAAGACACAGCATACGATTTGCATCAAAAGACAATTTGCTTCCTGTCAATTCCTCATAAGTGTATATAGGACCCCATACGCTATCAAAGGAAAATTCATATTCCACCCCTTTTATCTTTACTTTCATACTTTATCCTCCTGCCGCTACTTGTTTCAACGCTCCATAACCGGACAATGAAACCGATACAGTACCATTGCTTCCCTTAGTGGCATCTCTATCAAGAGCCGTAATAATAGCCTTGCCCTGATAATAGGTTCCGGATGCCGGCTTCGTCCATCCATCTTCCGGTAATCCTTCATCACTCTTGTTGGACGGAAGCCCCACTGTTACATCAATAGGCTTGCCGGCTACGAACAACTTAAACAGCTCATCGTAAACGTAGTCATTGGTACGGTCTTTATCCGCACTGTCTACGCTCTCATTCGTTGCAGACCAGTTCATATTACCGACTTCCTGCGCATCCCAGAAACCATCATCCTTTGTTGCACTGTCTACAGTAGTGGCAGCAAGATTTATCTTGCAACTCGTTGACAACGCGATAACCTTTTCGGAAATCCATAACATAAGGTCTTTCCCGTTCAAACTTTTAGCTTTTCCCATAATTCATAAAATTTTAAATTAAAAATCAACTGTTTTCATTTCAAAGTTTAATATAATACCGTAAGCGTCTATATCGTCTAGCCACTCCTCGGCCGTTCCGGTCAAAGCACAATCCCTGACTTCGAACTGTTCATATCGCCGGCGTTTTTCTTCAAGAGCATAGCGGATGCTATTCCCTATTTCGACGGCTTCCCCGTATTCCTTAGCAACAACTTCCACGCTTACCCCTACATTGTCCTCGCTGTTCCCATCCTTAGTATAGTCGGGGGCAGTACCATCGTTGCGGAAAACAATAAACGGGTATTTAGGAGCACCCACCGGAATAACCAGCGGATATACTCTATTGCCAACCTTTTCAGAAATACCTTCATCTTTCAAAAGCATTTCTTTTATATGTATCCCTATTAACAAACTCATAATCGCGACTTCTTTATATTACCTTCATTCATGTGTTTTAGGTTACTTTCCGTAGCCAGCCTCAACAATCAACTTCTCAACCCTCTTTCCCAAAGTATCAGCAGCCTGCTTCATTGCACCATCCGCCACGTTGAAAAATCCCTTTCCTGATAAAGCACCTCTATTGGCGGTTTTACCGTTTTTACTCTTAGTTCTGGTAAATGCAGTTCGCTTCATTGTACCCTGATTGATAAAACGAAGAATGAAAGCCCGGTCTCTCCCCTGATAGTTTTCTATGTCCTGTGTCCGCTTGCTTCGTTTGCGATTTCGAGTAATGCCACTTGCCCCGCCTCTTGGTTTACTGTATTTCGTTACCCTACCCGTACTTCTCTGATTCAACAATGACACACTACCACCTACCGCTTTTCGGCCATACACAGAAAGCTTAACGCCCAAATAGGCCTTTCTGGGGTCGCTCCTCATCGCTCCCTTTGCCGCATTTTGGACGGTCTTTTGAACCGGACGCAACACCTCACGCACTTCTTTCCGTATCTGTTTCCTCTCTATGATTTCATCATAACGTAACCGTTTCAACATACCCAATGAACCGGTCGCATCAAGTTCTATAAGGGAGTTTCTTACTCTATATCCCGACATTGCGGCGTTTTTATAATATCCCATATCCGTTTTTATTTAGAGAATAACAGTTCACCGCGGCCCGTTCTCTTTCCCCAGTTGTTGGCCGCTATCACAATTTGCTCGCCGGTAACCACTGCGCGCCCGTTACCGCCGCCAAGATTACCGGAATGAATGGAATCATACAGCTTTTTCTGGTCTGCCTGGTTAATGAACATTTCACCGCTGCTGACACGGGCAGTGATACCGTCCTGATAGTTGGTTCCACCTACAATACCACCTTCAGCAAAGTTGCCTATGGAGCTAATGCTAGACATAGCACTTGTGATTACAGCCAATGTGCTTGCGACAGCTGCTATATTTAAGGGAAATAACTTACCGCCTGCCTGTCTAGCAACAGCCAAAGCTGCATATGCTTGTGTCTGCGATTGAATAGCCGACAATAAACCTGCCATTGCTGACGCTGAGTTTCCTATGTATGATAGCCAATCGTTTCCTGTAGATGAAAGAGCACCCCCAATCTGACCGATAATGCCAGTTATCGCACCCAAATCATCCCCTTTGTCTACTGCCAAACCTATTTTGTTAGCATATTCTTCCCACATTGCAATTTGTGATTGAATATAGCCGGCTTCCTCTTCGTTGGCGTATTTAAGCATATCCTTGTAAGATGCTATCTTTTGTTGAATCGTATCGTACATGCCTATACGGTCGCGCAGCCCATCGAGTGCAGGGTCTTCCACTTCTTCCGGTCCTTCGTTCATTCCACCTTCGATAAGTTCCTGAACGGGCTGCATCAAAACGGGAAGTTTCTTATCACCCTGGATAGCCTTGAAGATTTCATCACTTAACTTATTGTCGGAAGTTCTTTCTATGGCGGTCTTTATCTTTAAATCCCTCTCAACATACCCCACTTCTACGCCCAATTCCTTTTTATTGCCAGCGCCTACACCTGCGCTGCCTGTTCCGGAGCCTGTATATACCTTATAGCCTTCAAGGCTTTCGACCGGAGTAAATCCCTTCACCCCTTTATTGCTATTATTAAATTCTGTAGCAGTTTCGTTATATTCCCTACTCATTGATTTAAGAGAAGATATAAGTCTTTGCTGCTCTATGATAAGATTTCCGATACCTTGTAATTCTTCATCCTTATACTTGTTTAGCATAGCATTAGCTATAATCTCTTTCCTATATACTTTTTCGAGTTCCGCAATTTGAATATCAATTCCTCGACGCCTACCCTCTGATGAAGTACTCCGCCGTTCAGATTCCAAACTCTCCCTCGATGATACATATTGGCCGTATAATCTTCTTATCCTTTCTTTCGTTTGGTCTCTCTTACCCTCATCCGGATTTATCAAATCTATATCAAATCCTTCTAACGCCTCTTCTACAGAAACCTTTATATTACTATTACCTATTTCTTTTTCTATCTGCGCCGTTAAAGCGGTTGCTAAATCCGAACCTAATGTCTTATTAATACCCTCTTGCTTTTTTAGTGCATTGGCCCATTTTTCAAAAGCAGCAATTCTTTCCTCTAATGGAGCAAATTTATTTTTGGCAATATATTGCGCTTCTTGAATTTCTGCTTCATTCATTGAAGACCTGACCCCGTGGCTCATTCGTGTATTTCCGAGCTGATCTATCGCCCGTTGAGCAGCAACAGACTTGCTTATTATTTCATCTAACCCATTTAGAAATGTATTAAATTCTCCAGCCCCAAGCGCATAAAAGAACTGGTCTATTGTAGCCCTCGCAGCTTCCATTGTTTCCGCCATAGCATCCCCTTTAGCCTGGCTGGATTCCATAAACTTATTAAATGCCGCACCGGCCGTTGTAGCGGCACCTATTCCCACAGATATTTTACCAATAGCACTACCTACATTTTTTGCGACACCTTCCAATGTCATATTCTTTTCTACATACTTATCAAGGCTTTTCTGCGCTTTCTCCAAACCACCGCTATACTGAGCGGAATCCATTATCAAACGGGTAATTATATTCATAGACTTGTTTTTAATGTAAAAAGGGGCGCAATGTCACCACTCCGCCCCCTCTGGAAACCATAATTATAAACTTAAAACAACAATAGACATTATGCTCCTGTGGTTTTATACAATGCAAATGCTTCTTTCCTAAGAGTTGTAATACTCCAATCGGCATTCATTGTAATAACGATTACATCGTTCTTGGCCTGCGTGTACGGGTCGAATATCATGCGTACCTCTCCATGCTGATTTGTCGGCAGATAACCGAAACATCCAGCGGCTACATATTCAACATCGGCTTTTTCCTTACTGGAACCGTAGTTGATGTACTCGGTACAGAATACGGGATAGCCGGCAATAGCGCCATTCTCGATTATCATTCTACCGCTACCGGCATCAACCGGGGTAGCCTCTAAAGCAGCTTTCATCGCTTCGCTCATAATGTAGCAGAACCCAATCATTTCCACACCCGTAGATGCAATTTTGCCTTTCATCTCAAGCAATTCCTTGTAGGTAGGAGTTGCACCGGCAAATGTACCTGAAGCTTTTGCACTGGCAAACGGCCCGTGAAGGTCGCTTGTAAAATTCTGATGGGAGAAGATTACACGGTTTAATGTTCTGTTCAAACCGGCTCTGATTTGAGACTGAACCAAAGAAACCAGATCAGTATATGAATCGTTGATAGCCTGGTTAGATATTTTTATAGAGATACCCAAACGGACATGTTTCGCATTGATTTTACTTAGGTCGATGTCCTGGTCGGTCAACGCTTCTGTTTCACCTTTGATTTCCGCCTCAACAGAACCAAGCACAGGCCATTGTATATCACCGGTTACACCCGTTTGTACAGGGATTCCCACCTTATCAAAAATCAAACCCATTTCCAGCGGCGGAAGCACGTCTTTTATCGTCAACGGAATCATACCGCCGCCGACAATGGCTGCCGTATCCAAACCGGTGAATTCACGCTGCAAAATACATTCACTACTGGAACGCTTGCCCTTAACTTCCTGCAAGAATTCACGGAACATCGCGTTCTTGCTCTTGTTTTCTACAAAGCCGTTTTTGCTAGCAAACAACAAATCGTTGTTCATGGCAATATCTCTGGACGCTTGCTCAAATTCCCGTTCAAGAGATTTATATTTGGCTTCCTCTTCCGGAGTGAAATCCCGCTTTTCGGCAGAAGCCTTATCGATAATCTCGTTCATCTTGACGCTTAATCCCTCTCTCTTGTTGATTAAACCACCTCTTTCCGTGATTAAATCCTGTACAGTCTTCTTTTCTGTTTTCATAAAATAAAGTTTATTAATGTAATATGTATTTCCTTTGCAGGCATTTCAATTCCCTTTTTCTGAAAGAAGCAGGTAACGATCTGTCTACTTCGTTCTTATGGAGTTTCACGCCGGCGGCCTCAACTTCACGGGCTGTAACGCTTGTTTCCGTATATGCGGGGTCGCTTGCGATTGTCATTTCAAATACCCTATCAATACGTTCAACGTGACGAGTCAGAATGTCTTCATCATCGGTAGTGTATCGAACGTTACTCCGTTCGTCGCTCCAAAAAGTAAATGAACTGCCGGCCAAGTCTCCACGCTTCACAAGCTCCAGCGCATTGTTCCCGTCCGCCGTATCAGGCGCTTCAAATTCATACTTAACACCAATCTCATCTACGGACAACTTCAATGTTCCCTCGCCCTTATTACTACGGGCTAACAACTTTTCCCGGTTATGCCACATCGTCATTTTAATATCCATCTCACGAAGCTGGTCTTCTGTAATTGCTCCCGGCTCTATTACCTCGTAATAGTTTTCCCAATAGTCAGCCAGCAAACGACTGCGCACGCCGAAAACAATTGCATAACCTTCGATTGTGCGTCTGTTACCACCTTCTTCGACCTCTTCCCGCAAACGTGGCTGGAAACGGTCTCCTACGTAGCTTCGAACCTCTCTTTTAACTTCTTCTGTTTCTTTCATATTGTCTTTTTCGTATTAGTCTGTCTTACCAGTCTTTTAAAAAGAACCTTTTCATAATACTTTCCTACAATGGAAATAGGTTACTCATTATTCTTCCTCTACACCGCTGCCTTCATCTATCCGGGTTGCTATAATCACCATGCTTCCATCCGTCCGGCTTCCGTTCAGGCTTTCTACTTCATACATTTTCCCATCCCATCTTAACCGACAACGGTCAGACATTATACTATTATACCTCATCGTTACCCCTATCTCATTATTCATCCATGATTCACCGGCAGTCAGCATTAGAGAACCCTTTCTGTAGTCAACCTTAGCCCATACGGTTTTTACATCCACATACGCTATTGTCTGTTCTCCGAACATCTCTCCGCGTTCCAACACAGGAGCCAATATGGTTACACGGTCTTTCAAACTTCCGGCTGTCAACATACATTTTCTCCCCTATTTGATAATTTTCTATACGGTTTTGTATACACTTCAATGGAAAACGGAACGGGATTTTGTGCCACGGCGGCGACCGGTTCCCGGTTTCTGTAGTTATGAGCCGCCAGAATAAGGATTGCTAGCTTCAACCTTTTCGGAAAATATTCCTTTCCTATCTCCGTATCTTCTGCCGGTTTTCCTTCCTGCTCCTCATATCCAATCGCATTTAATTCGTCCAACGTTCTTTCCGTGCCATGAATGATTGCATCTTCGGCGGCAACGCCATATAAAGAGATTATATCATCCTCATCTTCAAAATCAACCCGCATCTGTTTTTTCAACTCATCCAATGTTACAACCTTTAATTTTTCCATACTCTATCCGGTTTATACGTTCTCTTCTTTTTTATCAGATGGGACACTACCCGTGCTTCCGCTTAATTTCTCGCTACCAAGAGGCGCAAGATTTACACTCAGATATACTTCATCCCCTTTATCTACCGGGGCGTTGTCATTCTCCCTGCGTATATCGTTCACAGTAGCCTGCCCGTTGTCCAATCTTGCCTTATCCCATTTAGCCTTACTATCCAAATCAAGCGCGTAAAGGCTGCTAAGATTAAATCTGAATTTATAATCCATCCACATGTTGCGGGGTATAAGCTTAGAGGCAAATTCACGCTCTATTTCCGTTACAATCGGTTGCAAAGCCTCGGCATAGAAAGCAATATTGCTTACCTCCACGCTCTTGTAATTGGCATTGCTATCATCCATTAATTTAGAAGGCGGAACATTGAAAAAGCGGGCTATTTCCCGTAGTGTAAACTTGCGGCTTTCAAGGAACTGCATATCCGCAGAACTCATGCTTATAGGGGTTAACGTCCCGTCTCCCTTAACGAGTATAACATCGGCTCCGGAGTTCAAATCTTCCTGTATATCCTGGCTAAGCCCCTGCAATTGTTTATCCTGGTACTCGCCGAATCCTCTTGTTAGCTTGTTATTCTGCAATATAGCCTTTATCCGGCCACCTGTAGCAAACCGTTTCAAGGTTTCATTATCAGCTGTAGCCGCAATTCCCAATGTCAGCGCCGCATAATGGATAGTACTCAACCCTTCATAGCCACCGTCGCGACATACATTCTTCAGGTGAATCACATCATCTGCGCTATATACACCCGAAATTCCGTTTATCATGTCCGATATTGTATACTTGTTAGAATACACATCGTATGCCACGCACCCCGGAGCACATAAATACATACCAATCGGGCTATATCTATTGTCGCGTTTGATAACCACATAGGCATTTCCGCGCAACAGAATCATTGATACCATATTTTTAAAAAACACAAAACTATTCATACGCTCATTGGGACGCATGGATAACATGTAATTCATCAATGCACCATCTCCGGTATCATATAACTTAAAATACCCTTTTGCATAGTCCTTTCTCTTGTATTCCAAAGTCAACGAAGCGGCAGCGCTTGATATAAGGTTTACAGCACGGTATACAGCCGCAATTTTCATTGCCGTTTCCGAATTGTTAACCCATACTACATTTTGCTTGTAATCCCCCTTGTTTACAGACTTATCCGAACCGATAACACCGCTACTTACTTCACGTTTAAACCAATTTATTATGCTCATTATTACTGCCTTTTATAATACCGGCAGAGATGTGTTTTAGGCTACCTACCACTCATAATTATTATACAACCAAAAGGTCATTAGACTTGCAACAGCTGCATCTATCTTCAAATTATCCTTCCTCTTCAACGGCTTTTTATTGCACATTTTATCCTCATCCAGATAGCAGTTTCCGAAACAATATGGTAATATCGGATTGTTAGCCAGTGCAACACCGGCCGGATTACGCTTTGCCGCCATTTCAAAGGTTTCGACGGGTGACGTGAAAGCACCGTAAGTCTGTGGAACCGCACGCAATATTCTATCCGGATTTGCACCGGTAGATGAAATTGCGGCCGCCAACGAGTTCACAATCTCCTTTATCTTATATGCGTCATACCCGATTTGCAGGATTGTTAGCTTACTATTTCTCTGTAATATATCCTCTACAATCATCCTATCATCTATCACGGCACCCGGACACACCTTCATAAAACCCGCCTTAACCCAATATTTATAAAGTTCCTTATTTGCATGGGTTTCCAATGTCAACTGAGGAATATAACAGTCAAGCCACAAATAAAACTTACGTTGTGCACGTGAATAGATATTATATACAACCACAGAGAAGTCATCGCTTACGGATAAGTCCATGGCCGCCATAGCTTCCGGTCTTCCTTCTATGTCGTCTATGTTGAAATCTACAGTTAAAGACCGGCATAACTGCTGCGGCATCCAATCCCTTACACCACCCGAAACAAAGATATTAAGTAACTTGGTTTTAAATTCCATCATAGCCTCAGCATCATGCTGCGCTTTATCCCATCGTTCACGATAATAGCTTTCCTGCACGGTTATCCCTATGTGCGGGTTGCACTTATGCCATACTTCCGGCTTCCCCATTTCCTCATCCGTCATTTCCCAAGCATCAGGCATGAATATAGAAGCAAACTGCCTATCGTTTTCATAATCGCCTTCGAGCACCCGCTTGGCATTCTCCAGCTCTATTGAGAACGGGCCATCTTCCACGCGGCTTGCGGTAGTAATAATAACCGTTAACGGCTCCCGCCTTATACCCATCGAAGAGGTTAACACTTGCAACAGCTCCGCGCCATCAGAATGACCGCGCACATATTTGGCCTGCGCGTACTCATCGAAAATAACAAGAGAGGCATTAAGACCGTCCTTAGTATCTCCGCCACCGGTCAGACATTCTACAAAACTTTCCTTTTCAAACTCATTCTTTTTCCAATGAAGCATTTCGCGTTTCGACTTGAAGTATTTCCCCTTCGGATCAAGCTGCCGTATTATCTTGCTTATCTCCTTGAAGCATATTTCCGCCTGCTTGTACGAATTCGCAGCCGTATAAGCCTGTGCATTCACATCACCGAACAACAATTCATTAACCGCAAGAGATGCAGTACTGGTTGTTTTGGAAAATTTACGAGGAACAAACAGTATAGCTTCTCTCACTAAACGCCTCAACTCGTATCTTCTGCCGTTTTCTATTTTTTTGGATATTCCAGTTTCTTCATCTTCCATACCCGTAGCATCCCCTACATCTTCCCACTTATAAAAACCCAACATAGAGGCAAACTGAAAATACTGAATAGGCGTGAGCTTGTAGCATCGCCGGCCATCCATTCCGGAGAACTTCAAACTTTCATACAGCTTGGCAAAGCGTCTTACTTTAGAAGCGCGGAATACATACCTATCCATCAGGCGGAAGAACTTCAAAACGGCCAATATCTCGTAAAGGTTATGTTTCTCCGGATTATCTCGCACGCCGGATATATACGACAAAAGGCGGACATCTATAGTATCAAGCTGATACCGTTCAACGTCCACCCGTCGCAGATTTTCAATTTGTATATCCTTGTATTCCCGCGTAGCTACATCCATGAATCAATCCCTATATCTCCTCGTCTTACTCTTCCTCTTCTTTCAACTTATCCATTAACTCCCGTAACGCGTCCTCTTCTTTTTCCGCTCCACTTTCATCCTCATTGTTCGGAAGCTCCTTATTCATCTTTAAAGACCGCAAATCTTTCCGAACCCTATCCGCAAACTTTGCCATCAGATTATAAATCGGGTTTTCCCTTATCCTCTCTTCCTTTTCCCTGGTTATCTCTACTATCGTCGGCTTCTGTTCTTCATCTAACACCATGTTTCTTATTTTTCTAAAGACCAGCAAATCGGAAGCCAGCAGTTCTATTTGATAGCTCATTTCCGGACTGTACTTCCCCTGCTTCATCAACACCCGCCTTACATGCGTTTTGATATTATCTATCAATTTCTCGTTTTCTTCCTTTTTCCTCTTCATAATGTTAAACTTTTTAATACTACCTACAAATTCATTTACCCACCCATTTTTTGGAACCTCATTTTTTCCGGAGCTTTACCCCCACGGCAAAATTTCCAGAACAAAAATTTTTCTCAGAATAGGGGCAGTGGATTTGAGTTAATGGCGGCAAATAAAAAAACACTCCCCCCCCTCACAAGAAGCGAGATTTAAACCTCTCGTTTTTCCTATCCGTGTTACGTCTCACTTCCTCTCTACTATGCGACTTCATCGCCTTATGCGCTTCCATATGGCAGGAATGACATAAGGCTCTTAAGTTATCATACGAGAACATCAATCGTTTCATCTCATCCAAATTAAGCGCGCTTTCAACAGGGATAACATGATGTACTTCTGTTGCCGGCTCTATGATTTCATTCTCGTAGCAATCTTCACACAGCGGATTGTTTTTCATTTTATCGATTCTCAACTCCTTCCATTGCTTTGACTGTATCATTCTTGTATAATTTCTATCCTTGCTCATACTTACTTATCGTTTGGCTTTTCTTCTTTTTAGGGACATTACCGTATTCTATTCCAATGTATTCTACAGCCTTATCTTCCGAACAGAACCGCTCTTCTCCCAAATTTAACAACTCATCTATTATTCTTACCAAGCTATCCTCTCCTATATTACGGCCGATACGCTCAAATCTATCCCTCATTTCCGGGAATAACTTCTTTATTACCTCTTCGACCGCTCCCTCATTACTCACCGATATACGGGTTTCATCGCCCGATATTCGTAGCCTCTTACATACATGTCCCTTCTTTCCTACCTCACTGAAGATATTGATGCTGTCAGTCAATCTTAGTTCACGATTGCCGCCCGGCTTGGTTGTTATTATCCTGCTCTTCTTATTCTCCCAGCCTGCGAACATCTTTACAAACTCCCGTAATTCCTCACTCGCTTCATCACTATCACTTTCTCCGTCTGCCACCTTCAGGAATGCAGACAAAACATATTGTATCAATTCGTACCGGCTCCCGAACTTGCCACGCTTCACTATTTTATCTATCCTATCAGCCGTTTGCGGTGACACCTTCGACTGAATGCTTATAAACTTCAAATACTCTCTACTCTTACTCATTCCTAACCCTTCATTTGACTACTTCCCTTATCTGAACATGACCTTTCTTCTCACACTCTCTCAATAACTCAAACTCTTCATCATTTAAAGCTACTGTAGATTCACGGTTAATTGTCATTCCGCTTACTTTGAATCTTGCACTAATACGCTGGATTATACTCGGATTCCTGGTATACCAGCAAAACCTAACTCTCATACACGAATCACATTGTAAGCTTTGACATCATTAAACCATTTTCCTTTACTTTCCCGAGCCTCTACTGTAAGCCTTACCTGCACGTGCTCACCCACCCGCAAGGGCTGTTCTATCGGACCATCAAAGCTAATCATGCAGAACTTCATATACTTATGATATTTATCCGTATCCTGAATTATATATTCTCTTTTTTCAAACGACTTACCGCTATTCGTCACTCCGTTAACGGTTGGCAATTCCGCTGTTATTATGCCATCAATCTCACATCTCATAATCTTTCTTTTTTTTAAGTTATTAAATAAACTGTCCTTTAAGTCGTACCGACTGCCCTACGGACAGTATAGGACAAGTTGCCGTAAATTGTTAATTTCTTATCTTTTTATTTTTAAACATTTGATTTACAACAATTTACAAATGCACCATAAGGTGCGTTTTGCATTTTATATAAATCACTGATATTCAATATATTATCTTTTTCTCTTCAAAGGCGTAATATGCCCTATCTGGAAATATGTAAGAAGTTTATCTTTGAATTCGCGTTCCATATCGCTTACTTCCTCGATATATTTTTCCTTTTCCTTGTGCCAATTGTTGGCAAAGGTTCGCATGGTTTCCCACTGTTTTTTTGTCAGTTTTCCGGCCGCATACATCTTCTTGTATCTCTCCTTATAGCGGGATACACCAATGCGATTGATTTCACGCGCTTTTTCCAGTTGTGAAATCTTCACTCCTTTTACAGCCGACAGTTCACGGGCAAAACGTAGTTCACTCCAATCCTTATAAAATATCCGGCCAATCTTCCCTAAAAACAGATTATCCATCAATTCCAATAACGGTACATTCTGATGTCTGTACACTGTTTCTATACGAAGAATATTGCTTCCCACATTCCGCCCTTTTTCCCCGGCCTCAAAGGTCTTATCGTATATCTTCATAACCTTACGGAAGTATTTGCTCTTCTCGGTTGTTTTCTGACGCATGGCCGGGAAATTAGCATCGTTCCACAACACGCGATCTGCAATATCTTCTACCATACGTATATACTCATCAGCAGAATGTGACAGCCTCATCGTAAGGCCTATTTCGTAATAGGTGACTATAGCATCCTCTGCCTTTACACACAACTTCATTAAAAGCTCTTTTATCGTTCTTACAGCAATGGCGAATGTCATAGGTCTACTATTATCCAATTTTCCTGTCTTACCCTTACTGTAGAGCTTATTTATAGAGCACTTGCATTTCAATCTATCACCTCGTACTTCAATGAAACAACCGTCGAAATTAGCGTAAGCCGTGGATTTATAATACACTTCATCACCTTCAGCACATTGTTCAAGATAATTCCGCAACACAATGGTTTCCGTGTCTTCTATATCAATCCGGGCTTTTATGATGATTTTGTCAAACATCCTATTTTTAATCCTCTTTCTTTTAACATGCGGTTTATTTCCTTTTTATAATGCTCAATCAACGCCTCGTATTCAAAATCACTGTATTTACGAATGTCGTTTTTTGAAGCCTCTAAAAGAATGGTTTGTTGCTCGCCATACTTTCTAATCAATCCTTGCCTATAACCCGACATATTGCCCTCATCAAAGCGATTACAGTCTCTACATTGGGCATTACAATTCACTTCCGAAAATCGGGTAGACATGTGCGACCGATTTATATAATGACCGCAATCTGCTTTAGTTATCGGATATATATTCCCACAACTGATGCATTTAAATAGGGTGGTTCCCGGAAGCATATCACGCAAACGGATATATTGACTAAACACTTTGTCCAATTTAGATTTTAAAGAGTTTTTCTTGGGCTTTATTTTGCTATTTCTCCACATCATTCTTATTTACTTTTCAAACATCATTTCCTTACTATACAATCTCTTTCATCATAGGCAAGCTCTGCATCTTTATTATATGTACTTTCACTCCAATGAGTGCGGGCTGCTTCTTCTACTGTCTGTTTCATAATCAATGACTTTTAATTTTCTTATATTTACCACATGCTAATATTAAATTTCCACTTTTGTGTAATTACTAAAATCACAATACAAGTATTGACACCAACCACCAAAGCGATATTTATCATTTAGATACCTACATTGGGAAGTCCACTTACTCTTTGTAATAATCTCGTACACCGTTCCTTTATGGATGAAAAGGTGGCCGACTTTTAAATTAGAAAGTTTAACTGTTTTCATTTCTTCCTTTCATTCCGTTTCCGATTGTCTTCCGAAACACACATTTTGCACCATGATGTCTTGATGTGGCGATTTTACTCTGTTATCCTGAATCATATTTGCGATTTATGAACAAACAGCCTTTCTACTGCATGTTTTGTTACAGTTTGATTAATAGATGTTTTCAAAGGTCGTTCCCAGATACACATAAAGTCATCGGGGGCATTATATTCTGAAACAAACACCTGGTGTCCGTCTTGTACTTTCTTTCGACACCATTCCCAAAATTCATCATGATTAATGGAATAGGAGTATTTTTTTACTCCCTTATATGGTGGGTCGCAATAGATTATGCTTTTGTCGGGTATATATAATTTTTTATAATCAGACCATACAAAATCAACCTCTTTTAAGTTCTCAACTTGTGACAAAGTATTCCTTATTTGCTCTGATATGTAATCGCGTTGTCCGCATTTACCACCTACGCTATGCCCGGAATATCCCCCGTCAAAGAAACGTCCGTTAAACGAACCCATGAATCCAACCCAACCTATGTAATCTAAAGCAAAAGCATCTGTATGCCTATTGTAGCACTCTCTCACCTCGTTATAAAGATTTCTTTCAATTCTCGCAGGTGGAATCCAGCCGTTAATAAGAGATTTCCACATTGCTATCAGATACGGATTGTTGTCATTCGCGATTCTGAAACCATCTACTTTATCAATCATATTACATCCACCGCAAAATGGTTCAACATAATACTGTGCAGGTTTTCTGTCTTTCAAGATTATAGGCAAAATATACTTTGCTATTCTTGATTTGCTTCCCATATATTTCATAAACACCAATTTTTAACTTAACACCATTTATCCGGCTCGAAATTTCTCGAGTTTCATAAAACACATCCATATTGTCTTGCTCTGTCTTCCGGTAGTATGTCCGAAAAGAGGTTTGAACGGAATAACAGACAAAACTTCCGCAGCTTTTATCTCACTCTCGTTCCATTTGAAAATGAGTGTTCCGTTAGGCTTTAAGACGCGCATACACTCAGTAAATCCGTCAAGTATGAGTGTCTGCCAGTCTTTTGGCAGTTTACCGTACTTCTTAGCCATCCATGAGGTTTCACCAAGTGTTTTCAGGTGCGGTGGGTCGAATACTACCATGTAGAAAGAATTGTCCTCAAATGGAAGGTTGGTGAAATCGGCTATTACATCCGGCTTTATTTCTATGACCCTTGTCTTGCCTCTGTCCTTGGCCGTAAGTGTTTCCGAACGTTTGTCAACAAATAAGGTAAGTGGGTTGTGCTTGTCGAACCAAAACATTCTACTGCCACAACAGGCATCTAATATGAGTTTTTCATTTTCCATTGCATATTTTTCTATTTCAGAACCATTCTTCATCCGCTCCGACCTCTACCGAAAGCCAGTCCATGAGGAGGGTTATAAGGTTATAAATAGGTTTCATTAATTTAATCTTATTTGCTCCCGGATAGGCGGTCAAGCCACACCGGGATAGTTAACTGTTAGCTGAAATTAAATCACTTAACCCGAACCTTTCACGGGACTTCTACGCGAGTAGAGGGCGTTTGGTTAATAATAAGCAGTAGTGGCTGTGCAGATTACGATACCTGCTTTCCGGAAACAACCTAAACGAAAAGTAACCATTACACCGGAGTTTTTCTATAAACTAACAGCCGCCCCCTATCCTCACGGACCAGAGAATTCAATCATCTTGTTTCATCAGTTTCGGCATCCAGCTTATACGGGTAAACATCTATTATATTGGTTTCCTTCACTTCCATTACTTCGTAATTGGAAAGCGTGCCCTTCATTCTCTCATGCAGCATCTTTTCAGCGCTGGCTGTATCAGAACTTTGTACAAGCATGTAAGAATAAGACTTACGCTCCTTTCCCGACTTTTCATCCAACGTGACAAACGCCACTTTGATTTTATACCACCTACCATCCTTATCTGCTTCGGAGCTGAACAATTCGGATATATTTTCCCGTTTTAAATCAATCACGGTAAATTCACCGGAAATAAACGGCGTTACTTCATTAATGATACGTGCTTCCGCTTCCGTAAAACTGAGTGCATCTACCAGATAATTCTCGGAAACACGTTTATTCATGCCGTTTTCTTCTGTTTTTTCATAACGGATTTTTGCTCTAAACCAAATCTTACTCATAATCATATGTTTTTGAGGTTATAAATTATTGTCATCAAACTTTATCCTCTTACCGGCACTTAATGACACTGCGATAATCAGAGAGAGAACGATTATTACCCATGCACTCCGCACATCTCTACCGGAAGCATCGATATTAGCACCAAGCCAAAAACCATATATCAATCCTATGGTAGTAGCTACAATCTGCAATTTTCTTAATGTTTTCATATCTCGTTTTAAAAAGGTTTTATATTCCCGTCGGGTATCCAGTTTACCACAACAGAGGCTTTTACTTTGCCAGTTCCGCCGCATTTCGGGCAAGGTATCTTTATCCGCTCATGGATGATTTCCGGATTCCATAGCCAGCCATTGCCATGGCAGTATCCGCAATCATAACCGGTAAACTCACCGATCACTTCCCGTCCGGTTCCGAAATCCGGAGCGGTTATCAGGACGCTATTACATTGCTTACTCATGGCTAATGGTTTTATAGAATTAATCAATCTCTATAATCTCAAATTTTCCTTTTTTGATATATATCTTATGGTTGTAGTAATCTTTGACTATTGCGTAATCAGATTCCGGTCTAATATTACCCGTACAATCTTCTACATAGGAGTTTTCATAGGCTTTCACCGTTGCACTGTCGTAGGCTTCCACCGTTGCACTGCCGCAGGCTTTCACCGTTGCACTGCCGTAGGCTTTCACCGTTGCACTGCCGTAGGCTTTCACCGTTGCACTGCCGCAGGCATTCACCGTTGCACTGTCGTAGGCAAATGAGGCTGTTCTAACCTCGTGGGTATTCTTGGTATAAATACCGGCTTGCGATAATTCTTCTTCTGTGAAGTTATCTTCCAAATATTCAGCATCGACAATTTTTGCATCTTCCAAAACCCAAAACCAATTTTCAGTAATGGCTTTTAGCAAGTCGGCTTTCGTGTTGCTTCTTAGCCCCATTGCGTAACCGGATTGGCATGCGTCAGCATTTTTGGCGCGAGTCAAGAGCTCTTTTTTTAATTTTTCAAATGTTTTCATGTTATCTATATTTTTAGTTAATTATTAATTGTAGTCGGTAATAGC